GACAAGTGGGTTCATTTGGACTTACCCGCCATCACAGACGCAGGGAAACCGCTTTGGCCTGAAAAATACCCGCTCAAGGCGCTACACCGCATCAGAGACAATATTGGGTCGCGTGATTGGTCTGCGCTCTACCAGCAAAAGCCTGCGCCGGATGAGGGCGCGTTATTCAAGCGGGACTGGTTCCGTTATTACACGACCCCGCCTGCTGAACTGAATATCTACGCCGGGTCTGACTACGCGGTGACTAATTCAGCGGGTGATTACACGGTTCACATTATCGCCGGGGTTGATCCTCACGATAACATTTACATTCTTGATTTGTGGCGAGAGCAGACAAGTGCCGACGTTTGGATCGAAAGCGCGATTGACTTAGCTGAGCGGCATAAACCCCTACTTTGGGGCGAAGAGGCTGGCGTAATCCTTAAGTCGATTGGCCCCGCCCTTACGAAGCGTCAAGAAGAGCGGCGTGTCTACTATGCACGACAAGCCGTGCCGAGCTTATCGAACAAAGAGGCCCGCGCTCAATCTATTTCGGCCCGTTACGCGATGGGCAAAGTTTACCACCCGGCCAACGCGCCGTGGCTCGCTGATTTAGAGCGTGAAATGCTCTCGTTTCCATTCGCTAAGCATGATGACCAAGTTGACGCGCTATCACTCATCGGGCGGCTGCTGACTGAGATTGTCGGAGCAAGCGCCCCTAATTCTAGCAAGCCTAAAAAGCGTGACCGTTACGGTTTTGACCAAGAGGAGGATGACTCATGGATGACGGTGTAGCCACTGCCGACCTTGCCCGCCTTGTTGGTTGGTTCGAGGAAGCCGAAAGCCTAACTTACGACGCCCGCATGAAGCAGGACCGCGACGTTGACTTTTACGATGGCAAGCAGCTGACAGACGAAGAACTGAAAGCGCTTAAGGCTCGCAAACAGCCGCCTATTGTCATCAACCAGATCAAGCCTGAGATTGACTACTTGGCTGGTGTTGAGAAGTCACAGCGCGTTGATCCGAAAGCCTACCCGCGCACGCCGCAAGACGCGCCCGCCGCCTATGCCGCGACACAAGGGCTTCGCTTCGTGATTGAAAGCGAAGACTATGACAATTCCCGCTCTGGCGCTTGGAAGGGCTTACTGAAGTCCGGCGTCACTGCCGCAAAGGTTGGCGTCAAAGAAACCCGCGAAGGCCGCACGCCTGAAATTAAAGTCGTCGGCTTTGACCGTTTCTTCTATGATCCGCACAGCAGCGAGTTAGACTTTTCGGACGCAACCTACATGGGTTTCGTGACGTGGATGGATTACGACGCCGCCTTGCAGCTTTATGGCCCTGACGCAAAAGACGCGCTCNAGACATCCATGAGCAGCGAAGGCGACGGCGACCACTTCGATGATAAGCCTAAGTTNGCGGTATGGGGCGACGCTAAACGCCGCCGCGTCCGCATGGTCGAGATTTACTACACAATGGGCGGTATCTGGCACGAGGCCGTTTACACGAAGGGCGGAGAGATAACGAACCGTCCAAGCCCTTACATTGACGAAGATGGCCAGCCTGAAAACCCCATTATTGCGCAAACCGCATACATTGACCGCGATAACAACCGCTACGGCCAAGTGCGCGAAATGATTGACCCGCAGACTGATTACAACAAGCGCAGATCCAAAGCGACGCACATCCTGAACAGCCGCCAGGTGATTGCGGACAAGGATGCTGTCGATGATCCGAATAAGGCAAAGCGAGAGCTTGCGAAGCCTGACGCATGGATCGAAAAGAACCCCGGCAAAGAGATAGATATCAACGGTAATATGGGCCTTGAAGCGGGTCAGTTCCAGTTGATGCAAGAGGCTGGCAATCAGCTCCGCTCTAACTCGATCAAGAACAGCATGATTGGCGGCAACGACCAGTCGGGCCGCGCTAAACAGGCACAACAACAGGCTGCAATGATGGAAATCGGGGACTTGCTCGACAACCTTCGTCATTTCGACAAGCGTGTCTTTCAGGCGTGCTGGAACCGCATCAAGCAGTTTTGGGACGGCCCGCGTTGGATTCGCATTACTGATGATCCTGAGAACGTAAAGCATTTGGGTTTGAACGCGCCTGCGATTGATCCGCAAACAGGTATGCCGACGATTGAGAACCCCGTCGCCATGATGAATGTGGATCTCCGCATTGAGGATGCGCCGGACGTGACCAGCTTACAGGGCGAAGACTTCGCCAAGTTTGCTGACCTTATCCCCCAACTCTCGCAAATGGTCGCGACGGGCCAAGGTCAATGGGCAATGCTCTTAATCGAGTTAATGCCGCACAGCCCCGGCAAAGCGCAAGCTAAGGACCTAATTAAGCAAATGCTAGAACAACAGCAGCAATCCCAACAACAGCCGCCGCCCGATCCTGCCGCCGAGGAAATGAAGCGTCTCGCCGTGGCTAAAGAGGCGGCTGCGGTGGACGAAACGCAGGCGAAAACCCGCGAAACAGAGGCCAAGACAATCGAAACGCAAATGAAGGCCGAAAAGCTGGCGGCGGAAGCCCGTGCGACTGTGCCTGAAATGGTTCCGTTTCCTGTCCCTGTGCCGATGGCCGCTAACCAATACTAATTCGCGGTTTAACCGCAATGCGTGATGCCGACGCTAACGGGCAACAAAGCCGATGCCGGGTATATACGGGCAACAGTGGACGCCGCACGAACGGGCGATAACCGAGAGAAAAATCATGGACACGTTGGTAGACGAAACCTTTACCCCTGCGTCATTGGATGATGCGATTGACGGCGTTACGCCGGAGCCGGAGGCCCAAGAGGTCGCAGCAACCCCGGAAACCGAAGCAACACCAGAAGCGCCCGTCCTTGAGACGCCAGCTAAGCCCGCCGAGCAGGAACAACCTGCCGCGCCGGAAAGCTGGACCTACGCAATGGCGATGGACGAGAAGTCCAAGCGTCAAGCGTTGGAGAAAAAGGTTCAAGACTTTGAGCGGCAGCAATCCGCGCGAGAATGGCAGGAGAAGCAGGCTCAAAAGCCTGTTGAAGCCCCTGATATTTTCACGGATCAAGCCGCTTACGATAAATACATACAAGAGCAGACGTTAGGGCAGGTAATGCCTGTTGTGGCAACCTTACAGCGTCAAGTGGCGTCACAGGTCCACGGCGCTGAAAAGCTAGACGCTGCAACCCAATGGTTCAACTCTCTCGAACCCTCCCACCAAACCGCCTTGAACAATCACTACGGTCAACAACCCGATCCTTACGCGGGCTTGATCGCAGAGTTTAACAAAGCGGAATTAGCGAAGGAAATGTCTGACCCGGCGCAAATCCAAGCCTTTAGAGCATGGCAAGCGTCTCAATCAGGTCAGCCTATTGCAGAACAGCCCGCGCAGGCTCCAACCGCGCCCGCTGCACCGCGCCCTTCTCAAGTCCAACTAACCCCGTCCGTTATGAGCGCGCCTTCTGTGGCCCCCCGTAGCGGTCCCGTATGGGCGGCCCCGAAAACCCTTTCGGAGTTACTGCCCGAATAAACCCCGCCTTTGAGCGCTGTGAAGCGCCCCGGCTCTTTGAAAGATTATCATCATGACTGACACAACTGCCGCAACCGGATTGGTCGCAAAACAGTGGGACGATAAGTTCTTCAGTGAATACCTCACCGAGAACCGTTTCCGCCGTGAAATGGGGACCAGCCAAGGCTCAATCATCCAAGTCAAGGAAGACTTAAGCAAAGCCAAAGGTGACACGATCCACTTCGCTCTTGCTAATAAGCTGACGGGCGCAGGCGTGACTGGATCCGCAACTCTTGAGGGCAACGAAGAGGAACTTGATACGCGGTCATTCCCGCTCACAATCGCCCAGCGCCGTAACGCGACCCGCGTGTCTGCGTGGGATGAGCAAAAATCATCCATTGATCTGCGTCAAGCCTGTAAGTCCGCGTTGAAAGATTGGGCGATGGAAGACACGCGCGATCAAATCATCGCTGCCTTAGCGTCGGTTAATGGTGTGGCTTATGGCTCGGCGTCTGAGTCGCAGAAAGACGCATGGCTCGTTGATAACGCCGACCGCGTGCTGTTTGGTGATGCCGTTGGCACAAACTCCGACAATGACCACAGCGCCTCTGTCCTGAAAGTCACGGCGGCTATGACGCTCGGCACGGCTGAAATTTCGCTGATGAAGCGGATTGCTAAAACAGCCAACCCGAAAATCCGCCCGGTCCGCGACACATATCTGAAAAACGGGCGCGAGTATTACGTCCTTTATGTGCCGTCTCTCATCATGCGCGACTTGAAGGCTGACACGGCCATGCAGACAGCGCAGCGCGAAGTTGCCTTGCAGATGGAGAATAGCCGTTTGTTTGAGGGTGGCGACGTTCTTTGGGACGGCGTTATCGTTAAGGAAATCGAAGACATTGCGCCTATCGCTGGTGTTGGCGCGTCCGGCATTAACGTCGGTCAGGTCTTCCTTTGTGGCGCTCAAGCCATCGGCTACGGTGTCGCGCAGCGTTGGAAGTCTGTCACTGAGACTTTCGATTATGGCGATAAGCATGGCTGTGCGATCCGCGAGATGGGCAACTTTGCCAAACTCACCTTTGGTAGCGGATCCACTGACACGGCTGATCTAAAGGATCACGGTCTTGTCACGGGTTTCTTCCCTGCCGTAGCGGACGCCTAGAGCGACTAACCCAAATTAATAGAGCCTCGCCTTCGGGCGGGGTTTTTCATGTTGTGAGGTGACAAGATGCAAGCATATTTTAAGGGCAACAAAGGCGCGGTTTCATATCGCGGCGTTGCATTTATTGACGAAACCCCCGTGCAAGTCTCGCCTGGATGGTTTGAGCGCGCGACTAATCCAAACATTACACAAAAGCGCGCCGCAAAGCGCAAGGCTCCGAAGCCACCCGTCGCCCTAAGCGATACGGTTGAGGGTGAGGGCTAATGACCATCACGCGATCCGATATCATGACCCGCGTTGCTGAGCGGCTTCAAGTCGTAGGCGAGGGATGCGAGGTCGATTCTCAAGACCGCGTGACGATTGAGCGCGCGATTGATGACGCCTATAACGCGAACCGCGATGAATTGCGCTTAGCATGGGATTTAACCGACATCCCGCCCGCGTCTGTCGCATCATTGGTTATGGTGTCCGCTGCCTTAGCCGCGACCGCTACGAACGCATACAACCCTCAAGCTCACGAGTCCGCTTACGCATCAGCGGTGGACGCCATGCGCACGATCAACCGCATTCGCCCTGACAACTCAGAGACGGTTCAGGCGGAACACTTCTAATGGACCTTACCCTTGCAACGCAGGCTTACGAGCGAGGCGCTGAAGGTAGCGCAGAGAGCATTTGCAAGAACCTCTACCCGGCTCGCAAGGAGGCCACAGACGGGCGAGCTGTTGAGTTGCGCACGACGCCGGGTTTAGAGCCTTTCGTCACCCTTAGCGGTAACGTCAGGGGTTACATTGCGACGGATGGGCTGTTTGACGGCGATATCTTCGCGGTAGCAGGCGCAAAGTTTGTTCGCATCACATCAGCGGGCGTCGTTACTGAATTGGGCGCAGTGCCTTTGACGGGTAACGTGACAATGGCGGCAAGCCGCATTGAAATTGCGGTCTGCGTGGCCCCTAAGATGTATATCTATGACGGCTCGACCTTCGCGGAAGTGACGGACGAAGACTTACCGAATGTGACCTCCGTGGATTACATAAACCAGCGGTTTATCGTCAGCGATGACGCGGATCGTCCTTACTGGACTGACCTTCTCGACGGCAGCGCTGTTGACGGGCTTAATTTTCTCACGGCGGAAGCGCACCCTGATAAACTCGTTCGCGTCCTATCTGATGGCGAGAGCTTCTACGCGATGGGGACACGAACAATCGAGCGCATAGGCGCTGTGAGTAACCCGTCCAGTGCATCAGCCGCCTTTGCGCGCATCGGGTCTGGCGTCATCAAGGTCGGGTTAGCGGGCATCCACGCAGCGACGGTTGACGTTTCGACTAAGATTGTTGGTTTTGTCGGCTCTGACCGCGTTATCTACATCACGCAGGGTTACGACCCGCAGCCTATTTCATCCACCTTTATCAATGATGAGTTAGCGAAGGCCACGGACGAAGAATTATCCGCCGCCCGGTGCTTTGCTTATAGCGAGGGCGGCGATACGCATTTTGTCACCTCTGTCCCGAATGTTGGCACGTTCGTGTTTCTGAAGTCGCTAGGGCAATGGCACACGCGCTCGACCGGGGTCGCCTCAACTTGGCGCGCTGATATGCACCAAAATGCATGGGGTCAAAATTACGTGGCCTCGTCGAGCGGGGCGATCATTTATCGTTTATCTCGTGATGTCTTAACTGACGCCGGGGAGGTTATCACGCGAGAGTTCACCGCGTCGTCACCTGTTCGCTCAATTAACGAGATTAGAGACGTGACGGTTGACGCTTATGCGGATCGTGACGCTAAAATCAGCATGAGGAAGCGGAAACGCGGCTCTAAGCGCCAGTGGGGTCCATGGATAGACCGAAGCCTGCAAAGCCCCGACAACCTCTGTGCGGCGCTATTTAGACGCCTTGGTAAGACATTCCCGCCTGAAGAAGTCTTCCATTTTCGCGTCACTGATGAGTGCGGTTTGGTTGTGACTGGTGTTCGTGCGAATGATGGGGTCGCCAAGTGAGCGAGTTTCTACGTTCCAACCTTCGGATGACAAACCCTGACGGGACACCAACGCGAGATTTCTTAGATATTTTTAACCGCGTTGTTAGCCAATTAGGGGGGCAGGGGCGTGACCGAATTAACGAGGTCGCAACAGGGGTCGAGGCGACAACGCCGCTGATTAACGGCGTTGGGCTTTTGACTGATGTTCTTGCGACACAGGAATCAAATATAAACAGCGCCGCGACAGCGAGCAGCAACACAAGCGGGCTGACCGTTACGGCGTCCCCGTCGTCCATTTACAAAACGGGCGCGACAGGCGTTGCGCTCACAAGCGCCGGGGTCACAGCGGCCCCATCTGGCGGAGGAACGCCCTACGCAACCGCAGCATGGACGCGGGTAAGCGGCTCAACGAATATCACGGCTGTTAGCCCATCATCGGAAGCAACGACATTCTTGAGTGGGGCGACGGGATTGCCGATTGTGAGTGCGCGCTTTTGTTATGATGTCGAGGAAACGGGCGGCGATATAGCGCAAACGTGTGTCTCCGTAACGTTTGAGCGCACAGCTGGCGGCGAGCTTGAATGATCCGGCAAGCCACGATGGACGACGTTTCACAAATCATGGCGCTAGGTGAGCGCTTCCATGCCCAAAGTCCTTACGCCGACATCATCCCGTATTGCGCTGATAGCTTCGGAGATAGCCTCGGCGGGATAATCGGCGGGGGCGCTATTTTCATCGGTAACGACGCCTTTTGCGGCGGGATCGTTTCATCACTTTACTTCAACCGAGCGGCGTCTGTCTGCTCTGAATTATTCTGGTTCGCTGGCACGGCTGGGGATGGCCCCAAGGTGTTCCGCGCCTGGTCTGAGTGGACAAAGACGCAAGGCGTAATTGGCGACCACATGACAATTCTTTGCGATGGGCGAGAGCCTCGGATGCGCAATCTTCTTAACAAGAGACACGGTTATCAAGCCGTCGAAGTCTCACTCTTTCGGAGGCATTAGGTATGGCCGCATTTTCAACTATTGCAGCTATCGGTCTCGGGGCTGCGGGAATCGCAAGCTCTGTGTCAGGGGCTAAGAAGGGCGCGAAAGCTGTCGAGAACGCCGCAGCAACGTCAGACGCGACGGCCCGTTACATTTACGATGACACGAAGCAGCGCGGCGCGTTCCGTGAGGGCGTAGGCAACCGCGCTATTGGCAAGCTCGCCGGGATGTATGGCGTCGGAGAACAACAGCAACAAACACAACCACAATCACAGCAAGCGAGGCCCAGCATGTTTAGTTTCGGAAACACGGGCGGCGGCGGCAGCGCTGGCGGGTTTAACTTTGGCGGCAGTCAGACGCCATTTCGCGAGGATATGGTATCAGGTGGCGGGCTTCCGCAATCAGGTTTCGATACTCGAACGCTATACCCACAGATGGCGACTAATTCGCCCGCTAAGACGCAAAACCCTTACATGCCACAGCAAACCCCACAGGGCGGCAATGCGAGCCAATTTGCGGACTTCTATAATTCGCCTGACTATCAGCTTGCGTTTACCGAAGGGCAAGACGCGATTGAGGGTGGCGCGGCGGCTCGCGGCGGGCTTCTTTCGGGCAACACTGCAAAAGCCGTGACGGGCTTCGGCCAAGACTTAGCGACAAGCACTTTTGGTAATTATCGCGGCGCTTTGCAGAACCTCGCAGGAACGGGCCAACAGGCCACCAACACGATTAACGCTGCGGGCCAAAACTACTCTAATCAGATTGGTAACAACGCGATGGCCGTGGGCAATGCTCAGGCGGGCGCTGCCAATCAAATCGGCAATACAATCGGCGGCTTCGCAGGCTTCGGCCTCGGCGCTATCGGTCAGAACCAAGGGTGGTTGTAATGAACTTTCTGCAAGGGATAGGTCAAGGCGCGGCGATGGGCCACAACCGCGATGCGCGTAAAGCCCAACAGCAGGCGTTTGGAGCGCAGCAACAGCTTGCGGCGCAAAAGAATGCGATGGCGCAGACGACAATGGATCAGGCGACGGCTGATAAGCAGCTTGCGTCTACGGTCCAATTCGGAACGTATCTTCGCACACTACCAGAGCAAGAACGGGTTAATGCGCTCAGCACGGCGTCTGTTTTCGGGGTCGATCAGGCTACATCACAGGGGTTGAGTGAGATGATCCAAGCAAACCCGACATTCTTGTCAGATAGCACGCTAGACGGCTTTATTTCGACATATGGTGAAACACAGGTCTTAGGTGATAAAGATGCGCTTATCGGCCCCGGTGGCCGTGAGGTTTACTCGAACCGTTATAACGCGCCGCAAGTGGTTTCTGATGGGTCCGCTCTGGTTGGTGACGACGGGTCTGCGCTCTATGAGAACGCGAAGGATGTAGCGCCACAAGCCGCGCCAACGTCGGTGCAGGAATATCAATTTGCACAGCAAAACCCCGGCTTTACAAATTACCAAACTCAAATGAAGCAGGCAGGACGCTCAGCGGGCGTGACGGTCAATACAGGGGAGTCCATGACGCCGGGGCGTAAGAAAATGGATGAGCTTGCCGGGACGGAGGTCTACGGTTGGATGAGCGGCGGAGCCGCCGACACAGCTAAGCAGGTAAACCAACTTAAGAATGCGCTAGGAATTGTTGAGAGTGACCCGAGCGTAACGGGGCGAAGTTTGCAAGGGAATCTTCCCGACGCAATGCTTGCGATATTTAATCCCGAAATGAAAGAGGTTCGGGATCAGGTCGCGGAGGTTGTCCAACGAAACCTAAAGGCCGTTCTAGGCGCGCAGTTCACAGAGAAGGAAGGGCAGGCACTCATAGCGCGAGCCTTTGACTCCCGACTTTCTAAGGAAACGCAAGCGCAACGGCTTAAGAACTTAGTCATACAAATGGAAATGTCGATGGCGGCAAAGAACCAAATGTCTGAATATTTCCGTGAGAGCGGAACGCTAATTGGCTACGATGGTGAAACCCCATCTCTGGCTGATTTTGAGAAAGCTGTTAGTGAAGGCGGTGGGGAGTCGTCTCGACCTAACGCCGGGAAAACTCTAACGTATAATCCGCAGACGGGTGGCTTTGATTAACGGCGAAAAGCCAAACCAATAACGACAAGTAGGATAGAGGGCGTAGCCAACACAAAAAACGCCGAGGGCCCTACATTCGTCTCAATTGACGCAAAATACATCACCGCTATAGCGACGGCCCACAACACCGCTAAATTACGACAAATTTTCCAAACGACACTCTGCGACTTAACCGCGGGGACGTATTCGATTGGTTCTTCGTAGCTCATTCGCCCTTTGTGGCACATTCCGATAAATCGGTAAAGGAGGGCGAATGTCTGACTTCACAACCGTCAATGCACCAGATGGAAGCCAAATTCGGTTTCCATCCACTATGTCACAAGATGAGATTTTGGGCGTGATGCAGGACAAGTTCCCAGCACAGCAATCTCGTAATGAGGAAATGATGCAGGGCGCTGGCGCTGGTATCGTTGATAGTGGGTTTTTAGAGGGTATCCCTGTTGTGGGTAAGGCTCTCTCCGGCTTCATGGAAAACCGCTCACCCGAAGCGCAAGGGCGCATGGTTGCCGCGCCTTTAATGCTCGCAAACGGCGTTACCTTTGGCGGGTTAGATGACATTGCAGGCAAGCTCGGCGGTGAAGATTTAGGGCGTGGCATTGACGCTGCAAA